TTACCAGTTACAAATAACCAATTCCCCGCTGGTTTTGCCCGTCTTATCCCTGCCTACGGTATAAGCCAACTCCAGTTGAGTAATACGGAAGTCTTTAAACAAAGCCCGTATATCTGGGTGGTCGTTGATGGATAACATGACCTTACCTTTGCTCTCCGCCATTGCCTTTGCCAGCAGCTCATATTGAGACCAATCAAAAGCACTATCGTAGCCAGCGGTCTGCCAGTATGGTGGATCAGCGTAAAAGAAAGTGTGTTCGCGGTCATATCGTTTGAAGCAACGCTCCCACGATTCATTCTCTATATAAACGCCTTTTAAACGGTCTTTAGCAGCCGTTAATTTAACCTCAATCTGCGACGCATCCCACGCTTTTGACGTGGTAGCCGTGCCAAAATGTTGATGGACGGTCTTGCCACCGAAGGCATTGTGCTGCAAATAAAAGAACCGGGCAGCCCGTTGAATGTCGGTCATACATTCAGGCGGGGTGCTTTGCAGGCTGGCAAAGGTCTCTCGGCTGGTTAGCGTCCACTCGAATTGTCTGACAAACTCGTCAAAATGGTGCTGTACCACGCGGGATAGGTTGACGAGTTGTCCGTTGATATCGTTTAAAACTTCCACTTTGGCGGGTGTTTCCCGAAGAAAGAACAATGCCGCTCCGCCTGAAAACAGCTCGACATAGCAGGAATGCTCAGGGAACATGGGCAACAGGTGTTTTGCCAGTCGTCGTTTCCCGCCCATCCAAGGAATGATGGGTAAAGATTGTTGCGGTTTTTGCATCATATATACTCCTAAATCGGCATTCGACGACGCTCTGAATCAGATTAATATGATGCTCAACGGCATTCTTAAATTCTATAATCAACTGAAAGAATTAATATTTTTGCAGCGTGTGCATTTTATTTGCACGAAACCGCTGCCTTTTGCCAGTAATTTGCCGCAGAATTTGCAGCGCAACTCCCGATAAATTTGCATTTGCATCCACTCCTGTATCAGATAGAATGCCTCGGTCTCGCGAGACTAAGGCGGCCTTAGAAGTCAATGCAGGTGCGATCTGCTTGGCTGGCGTGGCAGTGTTGCTGCACTGCTACGTCGCCGTCCCACTTTATTTTTTCAATCTCCCTATTGAGGTCGCCGGTATTCAGACGACCTTTTTTCTTGCCTATTTATCAATAATCCAAGCCTGATACCACAAGCCCTTGAGTGACGGCGCATAGTTTATGCCTATATCGAACCCTTCCGTCGTGATATTACCCACATAAGAGTTTCTCGGTGTGACGTCTTGTATATCCAGCACAACATTGACCATCGGACGCTCCGAAAAAGGAACTGCAAATGGAATGGTAATCCACTTGTTGTTGTTATTTCCTTCTGAAAATTTAATTTCCGATCGCGGGACATACATCTCCCGATACTCTTTTTTACCGCCGCCTTGCGCAGATCTTAATCTATTGATTTCCGCCTCTTGCGCTTTAAATTGGGCAGCAACGGCATCGACAAACAGCTTAAAACGCTCGACCAAGGTCATGACTGCAACGCCTGATTAAATTTAGCCACGAAGTCGGTATCAGTATCGCCAAGATTGAGCGTGGTTTCCACCACGGTTTTTTGCGCCTGTGTCAAAACTTGCGTTTCATCGATACGCAGGCGTTTGGCAACAGCTTCCGAAAGCGCGGTCGCGCCGGTTTTATCCTGCTCAATATACTTGGCAACTTCCGCCAGCGTATCGTATGCCGCGTCCGCGCCGTCTAAAATCTCTGATTTAACAGCCGTTTTTGCCGCATTAATCAGAGAATCAACCTTCTGGCTGGAATAAGCCTTATCAGCCGCCGGCGCGGTATCGTCAATCGCTGCGCCGCTATTGCCGCTGCCAATGTTGTCAATACGGTTTTTCAACTCGTTTACCGCACCTACCACGCTCCCGCGCTCCGTAGTTTGCAGCATATCTGTCGAGCCGATTTTACCGATAACCTCTTTGAATTTTGCGCCAATAGCGTCCACCAGCGCGTCCATACGTTGTCTCAATGTCATTTTTTTTACCTGCCTTATGAAGTTGCTAAAATAAATCTTGCTACGAAATCAGGGGCTTCGCCTGCATCCTCGCTTTTAACGTCGGCAAGCCATTGGGTAAAATCTTCAAATGATTTGCCTTGATTTCCGGGCTGAATCAACCACGTCCGATACAAGTCGTCATCGTACCGATGCGCGGCATTTTCCAAATTACCTCTAAAAACTCGAAACTTACCCAACATTGCTCGTACTCTTTAAAATCTCCAGCGGAATATCTCCGCTGTATTGCACCAAGCCGTCAGAGCGGCGAATGAACTGCAAATCAAAAACGTAATGCCCCTCCATCAAACTTCGGCACACATCAGCATCCAAACGCAACAACACCAAACGGATTTCGGGGTAAAGGGTCGTCTGAAAGCGGGCGACCGTCTCCTTAGTATATTTGCGCCGAAGTTCGGCAGCAGCGGTAACGCCGGTCAGAGCAGAAATACCCAAGTCGTCCAAAACATCGAAGATAACGCTGATTTCGACGGTTTCGCCCTGTTTGAAACGCAGAATATCCGTACTCATAACACTCTCAAAATAAAACAAATTATCTCAGCCTATTGCCCACCGCCAAGGCGGCGAGCCTGCACTCAACACTACACGCCCAACTCCAAAACGGCAGCATCGGGGGCTTGGCTGATGATGTGGTTGGTGCGAATGTCGTAGAAAACACGTTGATTCAAAGCAGCCTGACCGCTCAAGACGATATTCCCGCCGCTTTGCGTTTGTGCCGCCCATGAGCCGCCGCCCAAATCGCCTGTTATTTTGGCGATACCGCGTTGCTCGCGGTTGAGCAGTGCCGTCAGGTTTTGATACAGATTGGTCATTTTGTTACTCCCAACAAATAGATAAAAGGTCGTCTGAACATGGCTTTCAGACGACCTTTAAAGCAGTCTTAAAACGGCTTTAATCACTCGTCCAAATAGCGGTCGATGCTCACATTTTGAGCAACGACAGGCGCGTCGTTTTCGATTTTGACCTCGACCGATACGCCCACGACCACGCCTTGCCAGTTGCCCGACGGCTCGCTGATTTGCCAAATCTCGCCCAAATTAGCCATCGGAATCGCGTATTTGTCTGACACAGGCAAAGACACGGTCTCGCGCTTGTGTACGCCCGTCGCGCTCAAGGCGGCAACGCCTGCAGCAAGCAAAACAGGCTGATCGGTATAAAGCGCATGGGTCAGCGCGGAGGCTCGCGGCTCGCGGTTGCTGCCGTTGCGGTACACATCCGCGCCCTTGCCCTTGTTGTGGCTCGGCCACACATAAATCCCGTTTGCCCGCTCGGACACGCTGCGCTGCCCGCTGATGCCAAAAATTACGCTGGCAGGCACGGTAACGTCTGCCGCAGCCTGCGCCACCTCCCATGCCGCCGATTTCCACTTCGGCTTAAATCTCAGGGTAGGCTTGGCGCGGTCGCTCTCAATAAACCCGCCTGCCGCTTGCGCCAGCTCTTGCAATACCGCCATAGGCGTCTTGTCCGTCAATGCGTACACATCGGCAGGAATCAGCCAATCCGCCATCGTCCATCCGTCCAAACCCACCCCCGTCGGTCTCAATACCTCCGTGGCGATTTGTTGGGCGTAGATAGGGTTGCGGTATGTGCCGCTGCCTTTTGGGGCGTAGTCCGCGCCCAAGCGGGCGGTAACGCTCCTGCCCGTTACCGTATAGCTCTTTTGCCCGAAGCGGCGGTTGTCGCTGTAATCCTCGGCAAGGATGACAAAAGTGTCCGCATTGATTTGCACCTTGATTTGCGCTTCCTCGCCCTTCGCGCGTGCGTCGGGATTGATTTTGGCGAAATCCTCGGGCGAAACGGTCAGACTGCCTTGCCAGCAATAGCCGCCCGTATCGGCAGTAAACGAGGCAGAAAACAACTCAATCGGCTGCCCGTCCGCCGTGGCTTTGACGGTGTTTTTCATGATGTATCCGTTTAAAACAGGGGTTTTTGCCGTGTCGAAACAAGCGAACGGCAGCGGGATATAGCGCGGGTCGTGCGCGATTTTTTTACGGTAAAACCGCAGAGCAAGGCGGTTTGACGGCGGGCGGATGCCGCAGACGTAGGTTTCGGGGACGGGTTCTGGCTCGACCGGAATTTCGTAATATTCGCAAGGGACGGTAACGGCGGGCAGGGATTTAGGATTAAAACAACGCGCCAAATCCGCCGCCGCGAGGATGTCCGACTGCAAACAGCCAACCAACAAAGCGTCGTCTGAAAACGTGCTTTCCGCGTGGGTCTCCAAGAGTTCGCCCGCCTGAGCCGCCTGCGCATCGCCGCCACAGCCCGTCAAAAACAGGCTGCCTGTCGTACTCGAACCGGAGCAGCCGTCCAGCCCGTCCATCGCGCTTTGAACCCCTACCGCACACGCCGAAACCGCAAACGACGGCTCAGACAGTGATTTCAGACGACCTTCAAGCGCAGTCATCCCCTCAAAGGTCGTCTGAAAACAATGGGCAACATCAACAGCCTCAACCGACACGCCCGACATTCCGACCGCCGCGCTACCGCCCGCGAAACCACCGGCCAAACAAGCCGACCCCGTCCCCGCCTCATGTAAAACAAACCCCCACTCACTCGATACAGCGGCATAACCAGCCGGCGGCGTGTAAGGTTCGGGCGGTTTGGGCTTAGGCGGCTCAATCGGCGCAACCGTCCCGCCCGCCGCAATATGGCGCAGAGGTCGGACAAACGGGATTGCCAGCCGATTTGACGGTTTACGCTCTGCAATCAACGCCCCGAAAGGCAGCGGAATCCGCGCGGAATCGGCATAGGTTTTGGATTTATCGTCAGACATTTCAGACGACCTTATCCGCCGTCAGTATCGACGTGGGGCTTGATGAAATCATAGGAGACCGGCTCGTATTGCTTTTTATGGTCCGTCGCCACCATCAGATACTCCTCGTCCTCCTTAAGACGGTCGAATCGGTAGCTGCCGTCGTCTTTACTCCAAGTATCGGCAACAATCTCCATCTTCGGGCGGGCAAAAAGATAAATCCGCCGCGATGCGGGCTGCCCGTTGACGGTAACGATACCCTCAGCTTCTCCGGCGATGTAGCCGCGCCCGCCGTATTTATAATGCGGCGAATGCACAACGCCGCTATCCAAGATCATATTTGCCATCACAAATCCCAAGCTGTCAGGTTTACCAACATCCCCAAGTTATCGACAGTTTTAAAATACATCCATTCGTCATTAGTTGCATCAAGATTTTTATAGACTTTGCCATAGGGGAGCACAGTTGGCGATGGCATTGATTCAAACGTAAATTTTAATCCGGGTAACTGACCGCGCAACATATGTTTATTTTGTTTATCCTTCTCAAAAATAAGGATATTTTCAGCAGAAAAACCGCCCGTAATTGGATTTGGATAAACAACACCATCATGGCTTGTACCCCGCATCACTCGGCTTTTTATATCAGCCTCACTCGGGGAGTTACCTAAATACCCCTCCATAATCACAATCTTATTGCTATTGTTAATCATCAAGTCCTCAGAATAGCTTGATGTCCCCATCATGATGCAATTACCTACGTCAGCGACTGAAAAACTGTAAAAATCTCCAAAATATAAACTACTGCAAATATCGGCGAAATCAGAATTGAGAATAATTAAACAAAATGCACGACCATGACCAATCACCACCCATGAAAGGTGTTTTTTTGGATTCATCCTATATGACCCATATAGGAATTTTTGAACCACGGAATTTTGTTGGAAAAATACCGCTTTCTCACCAGTATTAACGGATTTCGGATTTTTTAATCCAACTACATTACATCCGCCATTTTTAGCATTCCCATACACACCCAACGCCCATTTGGTTGATTTTTCGTGCGTACTCCTGAAACAGGCGGCATTGCCATTTTCAAACAGTATTTCCCAGCCCAGCGGCTCTTTACGGTTTTCATTTTCGCCATAGCCCGTTACCAAACAGGCTTTTAAAATGGTTTTAATATCTCCTTCCGCAGGCAGTACCTGCGGCGCACCTTCGTCATCCCAACGATAAACTTTTACTGGTACTCTTTCTGTCTTTGACATTTCAGACGACCTTTTGCCCAAATATAAAGCACCATTAAAGCAAAAGCCCGAAAATCGGGGCTTGGCATGGTTGCAGTCGGGTATATTATTTGCGATTAATCCGCTTAAACTCACCGCGTTTAGCTAAATAAAACGGGAAGGCGACAATCCAAATCAGCAAGCAGGCAAGAAACCAGCTAATCGGTCCCATATTGCCCATCCCTTGAATCTGCCCCTTTTTAATGCCTATCGTTTGGGCATCAATCAATACCCAAATACTGGTTGCGATAACAATAATAGTAATAATATTCATAGTTTCCCTTTTGTCTTATTGGTTAATGACGTTGATATTCTAAATTAAACGGCATTAAAAATAAACAATCGGTATAAAAAGGTCGTCTGAAACCATGATTTCAAGTTTCAGACGACCTCTGCCGTTCTGCCAGCTACTCAGCGACCGTATTCCCCCGCAAACAGGCGGTAAAGCCGTCGCGCCCTTCCTGCCTGTCGGGCGAGGGCTGGACGCTGCGGAGAATCCACACAGGAAGCGGCGTGCCGTAGGTGTTGAAACGGATGCAGTTTTGAGTCGACCAGCCGCCGCCGAACGCTGTCGATTTAATCGTAAAGTACGGTTTGCCCGTAGCAGGATTGGCGGGGGCGAGGTCGGTCAGGGTATCGCTTTTCGCAACCAATCCGAGCTGCTCGCCGTATAGTTCGAATTGGTTGGCAGTGGTAAATTTAATCAGCCAACGCTCGGTAATCGCGCCGTTGCTCGCAAGTTTGATCGGGTAGTCCTTGACATTAGCCTTTGCCAAAATAGGCTCGCCGCGCTGCGAATCCGCCCAAACATTGTCCCATGCCTGTTGCGAGAAAGGTTCGGTCGCGCGTACCAGCAAATCGCCGCCGATAAGGGCGGATGAAACGTAAGTCCCTGCTTTAGGGTAGGCGCGTGAAATGGCAAATTGCAGCTTCAGACGACCCGAAATATCGACGCCTGTAATGCGGTTTTCTTCTTCCCACGCGCAAACAGCGGTCAGCGGCAGGGTGTATTGCGACAAGTCCAACGGCTCGCCAAAAGTAATACTGCCTGCCTTGAGGTCTGCCGTGTATTTTTCGGCGAGGACGTGTTTGCCCTTGCTGTCGACCAAACAGAGGCGGTCGAGGTTTTGTCGGTTGAGCGTGATTTTCTGGGCGGCGGTAAACGTGCTGCCCAAATCCTGCTTGAGCCGATTTGAAATCACGACCATATCGCCCTTGCGGAACACGGGGACGCGTCCGTCGGCAGGCAGGCGCACGGCATCGATGCCGATAATTGAAGAATCCAAGGGCAAATTGTCTTGAGTCACGGCGTTGTAGCGCAGCTCTTCGGGATAAAATCCGTCCGCCCGTTTGATTTCATAGAAACCTGTTTCGTAGTCGATTTTCCCCGTAATACCGCCTTCGATGTTGCCTTCGGCATTACTACGCCCGACGATGTCGCCGTTGTTGGCATAAACGGTAAAACTCTCGGGCTTAACCGGCGCGGCAGGGGTACGCCCTGCATAAGAGAAAATCTTAACCTGCGGCAGACGGACGACCCCGCCCGTAACCTTCAGGCTTTGGAATTTGATGGCAGAGTCGTTGATGGAAACCTCGCCCGATGCGGACAATGTGCCGATATTTTCGCCGCTGCCTTTGGCTGCATCCCAGTTTTTATAAAGCGTTCCGCCGTATTCAACGATTTCGGTCGTGCCGTCTGAAAAAGACCATGAGTTGTAAACGCAGGTGCTGCCTTGGTCAAAGTCAATCAAGACATTAAATGTCAGCCCGCCTGCCAGACGCCCGCTTCGGGGCTTGGCATGGGACGAGTCGGCGGACAGATAGTCACTGCGCCAAGCTCTGACCGATAGATTTTGAGTGGTTTTCTTATCGCTTCGCTTTTGTGCCTCCCAAGACGCATTCAGCGTGGACGCTCCATAAATCGTCCAACTACTTGCCTCTGCCTGCACGATGGTTTTCGGAACAATCAGCTTATTCCCATCCCATCGGATGCCTTGTACGGCTTTATTCCCAGCCTGCCAATTGCCTTTATGCAGATACAAGGCAACGCTCCCGCTGCCTGCCCGCAATGTGTAACCTGAATCTGCCATCAATCTATCCTTATCTCAAACTAGGGGCGGCAACGTATCTGTTGGACAACGTATAGTCTGTCCGTTCGGAAAACTCGCCATCTAGTGACAATTTAAAAATCCTTTTTTCGGGCGTACCCTCAAAGCTCAACTCCCAATGCGCCCCTTTATCCTCAGCCGTCATGCCGTAGCCTGCACCGCCCACTACGCTTGCGCTGATTCGGCGCGTCTCTTCGCAGGTGTATTCGACCGAGTTGCTGTTGATGTAGCGGGCGGTCGAAATCACGCCGTTGAGATAATCGACAGCACCCTGCATATCGCCCGTCAGGCTGCCGTTCCCATCATCTCGGGCGGTTTTGGTGCCGTTATCCTGCCAAGTCAATACCAACGTACCCGGCTTGATGGGATGCCCCAATCCATAGGTGCATTTGCTTTCTGCGGGTTTTGGTGTGGCGGAAACACCCGTTACCCCGCCGTCAGATGACGCGAATCCTGAAATCCCGCCCCATTGGAACACCAATCGGCTACCGACATCGGGCAATACGGGTAGATTAAGCACGACCGAGCCGGTTGCAGACGACACCGTGCCTGCCGCTTTGCCTGCCTCATCGCGCAACACGCCGTCGCCCGAATCGGCGAGCAGATACCAAACGCCCAACGCCATAAACGACACCTTCAGGCTGCCCGCCGTGGGCGCAGGTGTCAGCAGCGGCGCAAACGCCGTGCCTTGGTTGGTTTCTTTGATTTCAACGGCGAAGGCAAACCGCGCTGCCGACGATTTGGCAGCAGGGATTGCGGAAACGGTATAAGTCCCGTTTGGGATGCCGCTCAGACGGCCTTTTTCGTAGTCGGCTTGGATGATGTCGTCGCCGGAGACCAACTGTCCCTGCGCATTGTCTTTGTAATTGCCGATTTTGATGCTGCCCGGCAAAAGCGAATGAGGCATCGTCAACGATCCGCCCGATACATACCCGTGGAAAACCCGCTTTTCAGGCGCAGCAGCCACCCACATATCGCCCGCAACGGGATATTGATCGGCGTATGGCGTTTCTACCGTCGAAGTAGGAACCAGCTTTTCGTAAATGCTGGCAACCGTCAGCGATGCGTCGCCTGCTTTGAGGTAGTCTGAAACGGGTTTGACGCCGTAATAGCTCGCTGAATCGGCGACCTGCGTCTCTAAAATCTTGACCTTGTTGCCTGCATAGCCTTCAACTGGATAATCCACTCCGTCAAAATCGCGTGTCAGCGGGTTGGTGGTTTCCATTTTGACGACACGGCGGCGGATTTCTTTGGTTTGTCCGTTCGGCTGGGGGATTTCAAACGTCCGCATTTCGTGCGTCAGGTTGGCGATGCGGAAATATTCAGTGATGCGCTCGGTCTTGCTGTTGGTTTTGTCTTCGTGTTGCAGGCAATACCGCTCACCCACTTTAGGCAGCGGGGCTTCTTCGCGCTGATATGCCTGTACGAGGCGCACGCCCGCCAAATGCCGCCCCATCAGCGTCATGCGGCTTTCAACAGTCGGCACGGAATACGCTTCAATTCGCGGCATAATGTCTGCGCGGCTCTCGCCGTAGTTGCGCGCCTTAAACGCCAAGAAAGACACGTTTTCAGAGGTCGGCGGCTCGGTAATGACAAAATGCCCGCCGTAAAGCGGCTCGGAGTCATTGCGCAGGACGGCAGGGTAGAGCAAACGGGCGTCCAAACTGCCCATCGTGCGGTCAACGTCGGAAACGGGCGGGAAAATCTCGTTATCCTCGCCCGTCAGCGGCTGCCCCACCATCAAACCGCCGCCGTCGGGCGTATCGGTCATGCGCTGGCTGGGGTAAATCTGCAAATCCTGTTGCGTCAAGCGCGTTGTTTTTTCCATTTTTGAAACCTTTTTAAATCCTGTTTAAACCTGTTTTCAGACGACCTTAAAACGTCATCAGGCAGAGCTTGGCGGTGTATCGTTCGCTGTCCGCCTCCGGCGTTGAGTACCGCACCGGCTCGACGTTGCCCAAAGCCGCGTCATGCGTGCGCCAAATGACATTAAATTCGCGCCCGTCGTAATGGGACAATGTCATTTCCAATTCGGGGACGTCCGTCCAATCGCGTAAAGTGCGCAAAGACCCCAAGTCCAGCCATACCCAATCCCCTGACAGCGTAATCGGGCGGCCGTTTGCCTTGATTCCCTGCTGGATCACCAATCCGCCTGACAGAGTGCGCTGCGGCGCAGCCTGCGCCACCTTGTTCCACGAAAATTCATCTTCCCAACGCATATCCTGCGGCAAGCGGATGCTTGCGCCGGTGTCCTTGCGCTTTAAAATCCAATTGGTCATTTCAGACGACCTTTGCCTAAATATAAAACCCCATTAAAGCAAAAGCCCCGAAAATCGGGGCTTGGCATGGTTGCAGTTGGGTTTGTATTTCCCATCTGATTTAACTTGTCCGCTTGAACGAGTTTTCCAGTTGCGTCATCAGGCTGCCGACTGCTCTGTTGGCGACTGCCTCGTCGCGTTGCGCCAAAAGGCGGTTAAGGTCGTCTGTATTGACGTTGACCTGCGGATTGCCGATTTGCTGCAACTGGCGTGCCACATTGTTGCTGCCGCTTGCCGTGTTTTGGCTGCGGGCGCGGTCTTGGGCGGCAGACTCGGCGCGTTTGTTGCGTTGGCGGTCGTAAATCTGCTGTTGCAGCTCGATTTGACGCTGGTATTCGCGGGCGATGTCTCCTTGTCCCAGTTGCTTGGCGTTTGCCAGTTTCTGATTCAGCTCGCGCAGCTTTTTCTCCTGCTGCAAAGCGTAGCCCGCTTCGGCATTGCCGTTGAGTTCGGCAAGCTCGGCTTCTAGGGCGCGGGTTGCGTCGCTTGCCTCTTGGCGCAGCGCATTCAGACGACGTTGCGCGTCTGCAATCGCATTGCGAAACTTGGTCAGCTCGGTATTGCCCAGCTTGTCGGCAGCCGCCGCAGCCGCACTGGCTGCATCGTTCAATACCCCTTGCGTCAACGCGCCCTGCGCCGTTGCGTCGCTCAACCGCTGCATAGCGGAGTTGGCAAGGTAAATCTGCTGGGTATAGTCCTTCATGCGCCCGATTTGCAACGTTGCTTCCATACCGATTTTGACGCCCCTGAATTTTTGGTTCATCAATTCAAGCTGTTCGTTGTTGAACTTGACGTAGCCGCCCGTCTGACTGAGCCGGTAGCCGTAGTCGGTTACGGCTTTGGCGGCTTTTTCGGTCGCTGCCGCCGCCTTTTCCGCACTCGCCGCCGCATCGTCGTTTGCCTTGACCACCTTACTGACGGATTGGGCATGGCTTTCCGCCGCCTGCGCGCCTTTGTTGTGGGCGTTTTTAGCGGATTCCCCCGCCTGCGCGGCAGTATCGTTCAGCCCTTGATAGGCGGCTTTGGCTTTTTCCGCGCCGCCTGAAGCCGCGTCGCCCAAACGGGCAAGCTGCTCCTGCGTCAACAGTGCCGCATCGCCGCTGGCTTTGAGCTGGTGCTGGAACTCGGCGAACTCCTCCTTGCTTTTGAGTTTGCCCATCATCTGTTCAAACGCCGCCTGCATCAGTTTGGCATCTTTCTGACCGGCAGCCGCTGCCTGTTCGGACGCGTCCTTAAAGTCGGCAAACGCCTGACGTGCGTCGCTGCTGATACCTGTCATCACGGCTTTGCTGTCCACGCCGATTTTGGCGAATGCGTCGGCAACCTTATCGGACGCAACAGGCGCGGCGTCGCCGATTTTTTTGATTTCCTCGGCGGTCATGCCCGCTTGTTTGCCTGCGTCTTCCAAGGCGGCTTTCAGCTTCTCAACTGCTTCGGGGCTGTCCATCTGCTTTAATGCCGCCTGAAATACACGTGACATCTGCTCGGCATCATTGCCAAACTTGGCAGCGGCGGTGGAAAAGTTGGCAATCCCTTCCGATGCTTTCTTACTCAGACCGGTGGTGACTTCTTCAGCCGTCAGCCCCAAGGATTCAAGGGCTTTCTGCGCTTCGGCAAGTTCGCTCGCATCCGCACTGATTTTGATGTTTTTCTTGTCAAGCTCGGCTTTCAGGTCGGTGGTTTTGGTGCGCACGGTTTCCAGCTTGATTGCCAGCTCGCTGTAAAAATCGCCAGTTTCGCGCCCGTCGGCACGCAAGGCGGCCATACTGCGCTCCAACGCAGCCTGCTCGGCAGCGGAAGCACGATATTCGGCTTGCAGGGCTTTGACGGCGGCAGCTTCTTCTTCGGCGGCTTTGGCTTTGGCGGCAGCGGCTTTTTCGGCGGCTTCAGCAGACCGTTTGTTTGATTCTTCCAGTTCGCGCTTGATTTCGGCGTCAGTTTTGAAAAATTCGTGATATTTATCCAAACTTCCCGTCGTCAACAGGCTGTCAATCATAGCTATCGGACGCGCCATCTCGTCAAACACTGCACGAAGACCAGGAATATGTTCGTACAAATCCTGAATAAACCCGCCGACTGCTTCTCCGGCAATCGTTGCCGTCGTACCGATAATGCCCCATCGGGCAACAAGGGAAGACAACCCCGAAGCCAAACCGGTCAACCCTTTTGATTGTGCCGCGACACCTGCTGATGCAATACTCCCGTATTCTTTAGCCGCCAAACCGGCTTTACCATATGAAACGGTCAACGCATCGACAGCAGCTTTTTGAGACACCAAACTTTTCAATGCAGCAGCACCACCAAGACGCACAACTGCAGAATACGCCTCCATTGCAACACGGGCGGCAGCAAAGTAAACCGCCAGCTTGGACAATACCGGAAAATCTTTTGTGAAATCGCTAATCGCCGTTGCAACCGTCTCAACCGTGGATGCCGTTATTTTCAAAATAGGCAATAAGGCATCACCCAGCTCTCCCGCCATATTGGAAACTGCCGCCTTAGCCTTATTGATTTGCCCTTCGGTAGTATTTAATGCAGCTGCCGCCTCCTTCTGCATTGCGCCTTGTATTTGCGCTTGGTCGTTTACCAAGCCCAAAGCCTTTTCGTATTCGCCGAGCGAGCCGACCAGAAGCGCGATGTCGTCGCTGTATTCCGTGCCGAAGAGTTGCGAGAGCGTCAGGGCGCGGCTTTGTTTATCCAAGCCTTCGAGCTTATGTAGGAACTCGGTCAACGCCTGCTGCGGATTCGCGGCGATGTTTGCCGCCATCTCGTCGGCGGACGTACCGATACCTTCCAAGGCCGTCTGAAAGCCTTTGCCCTGGCTTTGTGCGGTTTGCAGCTTTTGCAGCAGGGCATTGATGGCGGTCGCCGCCACTTCGGGCGGTTTGCCCAAGGCGATAAAGGCGTCGGCAAGCGCGGCGGCTTCATCGGCGGCAAGTCCGAACTGTTTCGCCGTACCGCCGATACGCGCCATCGCCGCAACAATGTCTTTTTCACGGGCGGCGGTATTGTTGCCCAAAACGTTGATGGCATCGCCGAGCTTTTCTACTTCGCCGATTGGGAGCTGGAACACGTTGGCAATCGTCGCGGCGGCATTGCCTGCTTCCTCAGCAGTCATGCCGAATGCGGTTGCCATAGTCGCGGTAACGCGTGCAAATTCATCCAACTTATCGGCAGCAATACCTAACTGACCGCCAGCGGCAACGATTTCAGCCATCTTCTCCGGCATCATGCCGAACTCTACCGCCAGTTTTTTAACTTGCTCGCCCAACTGTTCGATCTGCTCAGGAGTGCCGTCCACGACTTTCCGAACACCTGCCATTGCGCTTTCAAATTTCACCGCCTCACGAGCAGCATACGTCAGCCCGGCTGCACCACTCGCCACACCTCGGAACTCATTGGCAAAGTCGGCAAGTGTAGGACGCAAATCCGATAAGCTCTTATTCAACTGGAACACTTTATCGTTATAGCGGGCTGTTGCGCGGGAGAGTTCTTCCTTGGTTAACGTGCCGCTACTTTTCAAAAGGTCATAGCTTTTCTTAAGCTCCTGCAGCTCACGCAAGGCTTTCTCATCGGTATCGATACCAAGTTTGATTTTTGCATCGGCAATGGCTTTAAGTTCCGATGCCTCGGCTGATAATTTGTCTAATCTTGCCGTCGCATCCGCAGTGGTAACAGCAAGCCGCGCTTCTTCAGCGGCAAGGTTTTTGACGGATACGCCCGACACCGCCATCTCGTCGCGGGCGGCATACAGTTTGCCCGTCAGCTCGGTTTCGCTTTTTGCCAGCCTCTCGGATTCGGCGCGCAACTTCGCTAAATCGGCTTGCTGTTGCTGCGTACCGCCGCCGCGCATGGATTTCTCAAGCGTTGCGGTCAGTTCGTCCAGCGCACGCATTTCTTTTGCGGTATTGTCCAATTCCGCCGACAACGCCTTATACTCCGCAATCGCCGCCTGCTGGGCTTGCGCTTTCGACAGCGTCGCGCCCAGCTCTTTCGCCTCTGCCGTCAGTTTGCCCGTATCGATGCCCGCCGCCTCGATGGACTGCGCCAGCGCGTCGATGTGTTCCGCACCGGACACGCCCGCTTTAATCTCTAAACCTGCTTGAATATTCGCCATTATTTTGATACCTTTGCTATTTAAAATAAATAATCTTACTTACAGTCAGCATATGAAACATTTGCAACCCTACTACAAACAGGCAATCCGTCAGATTCTTTCAGAAAACAGATTGTCCGCACTGTTTGATATCGACCAAATTTATGACGCACTATGCACCTTTCCCACTCCCCAAGCTGCAGCAGACCATATCTGCACGCTTCGGAATAACGAAAATTTCACATGGAAGAAATTGGAAAAATGCCAAGAAATCGCCCGCAAGGAAGGGTGGAGAAAATTTGAAACACCAAATCCTAGAAACAAGTACCGAATCCTTTTACAGGCTGCTTTTTTGCGGGCATCAAACCTTAGAATTGCAGCAGAAGCCAAAGTCAAATTGACGCGAAACCTTAGCTGGGAAACATATGTTTCGCAGTTAGACTTGATTGATGAAAAAATGCTTGTTCTATTTTCCGAACATTACAAACTCCCAAAGCTACCTCCATTTTTCCCGTGCGACTTATCCACACTTTCTACACGAATGGTTCGAAAATCATGAAAACCCTCGCTCTAACCATACTTTTCGCCGTCGGCGCATTCTCGGCATTTATCGCCCTGTATCTCGGTTTCGATATGTTGGCGCACATCCGCGATATGAAACTGCTGGAATTTTTTGCCTTTATGGCCGTCAGCGGATACCTGATTAAATCAGCCCTGTATCGGTTCTAATCTGTTTTAAAACCCGTTTAAAAAAAGGTCGTCTGAAACTCCACGCCGCTGCGCCTACACGCAGAAGCCCGTTTCAGACGACCTTTTTGCCGTTTATCGGACGACCCGACCGGCGAACCCGCCAATCCGCATAAGCCGCCCGAATCTTTAGTTGTTGTACGACGTGAAGGAATAGGTCGAGGTCTCGCCCGAAGCCAACACTGCCGTACCTTTAAATTCAACTTCGTTAAAATCATCAGATAACCAGTCGATACTGCCGTCCACAGCCATTACGGCATGTGGGATGTGCAAGACGCCATCCTCGCCGGTAACGCGGTTGCGACCGTCGACATAGATTTCCAAATCCAAACTCGACAAGGTCGCGGCGGACACTTTGTAGCCGCCTGATGCACGGGTTTTGTATTCGACGGTGATGTCTTCGCCGTCGTTGACGGTGTCGGCAGTAGGCAGGATGGTAATCATGCCCAAGGTGGCGTTGATGTCGATATGCGCCGCATCAACGGAAGCTTTGGACTTGTTTTTGACTTTGACGGTAGCCGGGTCGATGTTGCCGTTTGCCAGCTTGTACGCCATGCCTTTTTTGCCGATGGTTACGGTCTCGTCGGTAACGGTCTGCGCCGTAGCCGCGATGACGGCAGCTTCGCCCATCAGGGCAAGCGCGAGGTTGTCTTTGTCGAAGGTGTCGAGCTTCAAGCCGATTTCGGTGGGTTTGACAGTTTTCAGGCTGTCGAGTGCGCTGCCGTAAGTGCCTTTTTGCTTGGACACGCGCTCTTTGGTTTCCACGCTGGTCTGCGTGGTCAGGGCGGTGGTATTGCCGATGTCGATAAAGCCCGAGCCCTTTTGATTGAGGTTGCGCACCTTGACGTCGCCCTCAAAGATTAAGCCGTGGTCGTTTTGTTTTGCCATGTGGCAGCTCCTTTAGTTTGCCGCCTGCACGGTGTCGCAGGCGAATGAAATAGGGTAAAAAGCAAAGCCGTCGTTATACTCGATGGATGGCGAGGCGATGCGGCGGAAGGGGGTAACGGCATATTCGTCGCCCGCATCCCAACCTGAAAACGCACGCTGGATTGCCGTCAGGGTCTCGCCGACCTCGTACAGCGTGGATTTGCCGTTGGCGGTATAGCTTCGCGCCAACACAAAGGTAAAGTGCAGCGTCGATTTTAAAAATCTGCCGTTTTTCGCCTCGTCGGCAAAGGTCGAGCCGCCGTAAACGACATAGACCGCGCCGTCCAGCGGGGCGGCTTTGCGCTTCGCCGCGCCTTGGGCGAGCAGCTCGGCAAGTTCACCGATCTCCTTGACCGCCTTAATGCCTTTGACGGTTTTCAGACGACCTAGGATTTCGGGATAGACCGCCAATAAGTTTTCATGCTGTTTCAAAGCCATATCAGACAATCAATCCTTCCAGCCAATCGGACATCAATTCGTCAATATCCTGATAATCTTGCGAAGACAAGCCCAAAAACGGACGCGCGGGCATGTTTTTCGTGCCTTCCTGCGCATAAACCGAGTAGCCCATGATTGAGCCGGTAATCACGCTTTTCGCCGATGCCTCGTGCGTAATGCTTGCAAATAGGTTGCCGTGGTCTACCAAAATCCCGCCGCGTCCGTTTTTGGCTTCTGCCGTAGCGGGGCTGACATCCTGCCATCGTTTGCCGTCGGGCGCGGTTTTGGTTTCACGGATACGGTCTTTGGTGGTTCTTTCGAGCATGCCGCCGATGGCGCGCAAAGGCTCTTCAAGGCTGCCGTTCAGCCTGCCCGACAAGCGGTTCAGGCTTTGGGCGATACGCGACAAGTCGTGTGATACCGTAATCCGCATTGCCTACTCCTTCAGCCATTCCCGCAAATCGGGTTCGGCATTGACATAAACGGCACACGTTGACGGTCTGCGTTCATCCGATACGCGTGTTTCGTCCAGCATATTCGGATTTTTGACGACCATCTTGAGCCAAGCGACCGCCGATTGATAACGCTCCTCCACAATGCCCGTTACCGCGTCGTCGTAGAGGTAGTAGCGGGCGATGTCGCAGACTTTGATTTTCAAAACCTGCGGCGCGGTGTCGTTTGTAAAAAACAGTTTCGCCGCCCGGAGGTAGCTTGCCGCTTCTTCTTCCGCGTCCGCAATCGCCGCCGCCATCACCGCTTCGTCTATGGTTTCGTAGTTTTCATGATTCGACCGCTCCGCCATTTCCTGCTCGCCGAAACGGGTCATCATGTCTTGGATGGTAATCATGCCGTCCTCCGTTTTCAGACGACCTTTAAAACTGCCTTAAAGGTCGTCTGAAATCCGTTTAAGACATGGTCAGCGTTGCCAACAACTCGGGGCGCAGCGCAATCGGCAGCGGGTTTGACTGCATGTGCAGGCTCCAACCCTTGTCGTGCTGCAATTTCTCGCGGCTGGCGTAATACGGCAGGGCGCGGGTGTTGACGGTGGCGTTCATGTCCGCTGGGGCGAAATACTCTTTGTAGAGATTACGGCCGACCGGCAACAGAATCGCCTTGTCCGCACCGATGTCGGCGTCGCTGCCGAAATGGTTGGCATACTCGATAAAGCGGATGCCTTTATGGACAAACTCGGTCGGATTGAGCGTATCGCCTTCGCGGTAGGCGCGTGCTTCGTCGAAGCGTTTGTATGCCTCGAAGATGGACTTATGCTCTTTGAACGCATTCAGGAAATCGATGCCGCAATACACGACCCAGCCGCGCACCTGCGCACCGGCGAATTTTTGGCGTTGCTCGGACAAGAGCTTGTCCAATACCGAACCGACTTTGGTCGTGTCTTTGGACAATTCGATGTTTAACGTTTTGCGTTGCACGCCGAACTCTGTGCTGACATCCAAAAGCACGCTGCCGTCCGCATCCAAAATCTTGCCTTGCAACGCGCCGAGCATGAGGTGCTCACGGGTGTATTCAAGGTCGGATTTGCCGCCGGCCAGCTTTTCGTTGACCTTGTCCATGACGGTTGCGGCTTGGGTCGTACCGAAAGCACGCAGGTTTTGTACATCGTCGGCGCGGATGACGTCGTTAACCGGAAGGTGTGGGACTTTAACGGTGTGAATTTTGCGTTTCGGAGTTTCGACCGCCTGACCGGCCGCACCGCGCTCTTTACTGGCGACTAGTTGTACTTTCCCTTCTTGATACTCGATGTCGACGTGGGTGGTAGTCAGATATTCGGGTTCGAAAACACCCAGCTCGCGGATTTGGCTTGCGCCCGGGTCGATTTTGTTGACGGCGGTGGTCAAAGCCTGCACGCCAAATTTGCTGTTATCGGATAAAGGCATGATGTGTCCTTGTTAAATCGGGTTTAAAGGTCGTCTGAAATCAGGCGGCGGGTGTGCCTTGGTAAACGATGCCGTATGCGTCGCCTTCTTTTTTCAGCGCGTCCAAGGTTTTGCCGGTGGTCGCCGCTTTGACGTCCGCATCGGCAACTTTTGACAGGTCGATGATGCAGTTGAGCGGTTGAACTATCACTTTGCCGTCGGCTTCGTCAGTCAGCGCCACCAGCTTTTTGCCGCGCAGCGGGTACTCGACAAACTTGCCTGCTTTCGTGCCGGTATCGGCAGCAACGGCAACACGGGTCTGCGGGGTCGCTTCGTATTTCAGGAAATCCGAAATAACAGGACCTAAGATTTCGGTTTTGACTTTAGACATAAGAGCCTCCCAGTAAGCCTTTGTGGCTGGCGACGGAGAACTTGCCCTCCGCGCCGGTTTGTTCGGATTCGCCTTTGCCTGCGCCTTCGCTCAATAGCGCGGGCGGTACGACAGATGGAGCAGCTTTCGGCGTCAAATCGGCAATCATGGCTTCTGCCGCTTCGATGTCGGCAGACAAAAGCACGGTCATGGTTGCGTCGGACAAGCCTTCAAACTTGCCGTCTTCGCCTTCCTTAAAGCCTGCGGCGGACAGTTTCGCCTTGACTTGGTTTTTCTTGGCAGCCGCTTCGGCTTCTTTCAGCTTTTTCTCGGCTTCGGCTTTTTCAGCCTTGAGCGTATCGACTTCCACTTTCAGCTCGTCAAACGCTTTCTTTTCTTCGGGTGTCATGGATAACTCCAAAGGTTGTTTAAAAATATCCGGCAAGGGGCTGCCGTCCGACAACACCACCGCCTCCGTCTCACTGTCCACGCCGACGGCGGTAAACGACACCTCGCGGATGGTGCAGCGGCGCAAAATCACAGCAGGCCCCGTTACCTCGTTGCCGTTGACGGACAATACCGCGCCCGCCGCCAGCTCCTCGTAGGATTCCGCTTGTGCGTAAACCGACATTTCCCACGGAAAGCCTTGGTCGGCTGCTTCGGCGATCTGCGTGCCAAACTCGTTGGACAACAGACTGCCCTCGGCAATCAGACCGTCCGCCGTTACCGACAGGCTGCACACGCCCGCCATTTTCAGCGGCGAATGCTCCAGCAGGACGGGGACGGACGCTTTGTGCGACAGTTCCGCCAAATCGACGACGGTTGGATAACCGCCGTAGCCGAACGGCTTGCCCGAGTTGGCGACGCCTTTAAAGGTACGCACATCATCCGCACGGGTCGCCAAGGCAACCGGCAGCGCGGCGGACAATTTGATATTGAGGGGTGATGTTTTCGTATTCATAGCCGCCATTGTGCAACGCATGACGGCAAACAGACGGCGGCATGACTTCACTTTGCTGCCCGAAATGAAAAAGGCCGCCCGAAACCGTATTTCAGGTTTCAGACGACCTTTTGGAGGATATTTCAAAATGCAGACGGCAGCGGTTTAAAAAAACGTTTCAGGGGGCTTTTAGGGCTGCGTCAGATTGCATTTAAACTCTCGGATATATCTTTGCCTATCCTGACCGATAAAACGCGCTAAAACGCGAAATTTGGGCGGTTATGAAAAAAGGTCGTCTGAAACGGTTTCAGACGACCTTCGGGTTATACAGGTTTAAATCTCGGATCAGCTTCAAGCGCGGCTTTTAAATCGGACTTGTACGGCTTAATCCACTCGGACTTTTCAGCAGCCTCAAGTATCCATCCGCGCACACGGGCGAATGCCGCAGCGGACAAATCCGCAATCGAAAATACGCAGCCCGAAAACTCGCCCTGCATTTGTTCGGCTGCTTCCTTGTCGATTTCGGCAAGACGCGGGTACAGATAGTCCAACAATTCGGACGGGGCGGTTTTCCCGCCTAAAAATACTTTTACCTCGCGGCTGACATACAGTTCAGACGGCATGACTTACTCCGATATTTTTACCAATAAGCGGACTTTATCCCGCTGTTCTTTCGGCAATGATAACACATACTGCAACAATTTATGCCGGTTCGCCGCATTCAGATGGCGTAAATCAAGTGGGACAATATCGGCTTTATCAAAATGTTCCTGAATCTTGTCGACTTTAGTATTCCACGCCCCAGTGGTGTGTGCAAAATAACGGTTCATCAATTCCGCACTGTCAGGATTTTCGGTAAACATAAAATCCAGTTTTACCCATTCTTCGCGGGGCAGGTCGTCTGAAACAATCAGGTAATCGGCTTGACCCTTACCTTTCTCCACAGGCAAATCGAACACTTCCAATCTGTCTCCCGTTTCAGCCTGCCACGCTGCCGCAGCTCTCGCTTCGTGGTCTTTGGTATTGTTGGCAGACTGCTCTTTTGTCAGCCTGCGCACTTCTTTTTCCGACACCTTGTCCGACAAAGCCAACACCGCCACTTTATCAGACGGCACGCTATACCGCTTGTCCAGCCACGCCTCGCGCTCGGCAATCATGGTGGCCAGTGCCTCTTCGCCGTTTTTCTCGCCAAACAGTGCGTCCATCGCGCCCAATCGGTCGCCGTGGTTGTGCGCAAAGCTCGGCGTGATGTCGTCGGGTATCAATACCGTTTTGCCTGTACGCGGATTGGTAAACTCGACCATATCCACATCAGGCTCGCCGCTGATGCCCTCGCGCTCCGCCTGCCGACGGGTCAGGGCGGACACCGAACATTTGCAGCCGTAGCCGTTTGGCGGGAAGATGACTTTCCAAATATCATGGTCAACCGGCAGGACTAAGCCGTAGTAGCGTTTATGGCTGTCGCGCGGATGCCCTGCGGCGGAATGGTTGTAGCGCAAATACGGCAGGGCTTTTTTGTTTGCCTGTATCCGCTGCCACTGCCCCGCCGCAAAGGCGGTTTGCATATTGGTGTTGAAAATGGTTTTCAGACGACGTGTGCTGCCGAGCTGTACCAATTTCGGCTCGCCGTCCAGCGGGTCGGTCATCACTTGCTCGCCCCACCAGCCTTTCGCCATTAAATACGATTTTAAACGCTTTTTAAAATCGGCAAACGCCGTGCCGTTTTTCTGCGCGGATTCGATGGCATCTTTGACTTCGGCGAGCATATCCGCGTCCATCATCTTGGCGACGGTAAAGGCAAGGCTGTGTTGATACAGCCAAACGTCGTAATGCGAAAACCCGGGCAGGATTTTCTTGGCTTTGAAATGCTCGAAGGCGGCTTTATCGACCAGCCCCGCGAAGTTGTATTCAATCCCGTCCATCGTCCGCTCCGTCAGCCCAAGCCGAAAGGCCGTCTGAAACCAAACGCTGAATTAAGAGATTGTCGCCCTTGTTCAAATCAAGTTCGGACAATTTCGCCTCAAATTCGGCGTAGTCTTTGCAGCTTTCCAACAAACCCAACACCGCTTCCATCTTCGGGCGGGCGATTGCCTGCTCCGCCATATCGGGCGCATTATGGGCAAGACCGTCAGACAGGCGCAGGCTGAATTTGGCGGGCGCAGGGTTTTCAGACGACGTTTTCGGATCGCGCAGCTCGAAATGCTCCGGCTCGAAGCCCAAGATGTCGCGGTAGTAGGTTTCGGTCAACACGAGCTGCCCCGTATCCATATACATCTTGTCGCGTTCGGCGCGGGTTTTATCGACCTTGATTTCATCCTCAAACTCAAACCACACGCCTTTGGGCGCGTTAATGGTCTTTCCGTAGGCGTTGTTGACCATTACAAGCGCGTCGATAAAGTGCTGTGCAGCGCGGGAGAGCAGAGCGAGATACGCGCCGATGCGCTCGTCGCGGTTGTTTTCTTCGGTTTCTTGGCTGGCGCGGCTGGCGGTCTCCAAGTCGCTGGTTTTGACCTTGCCCAGCAGCGTTTTTTGGATACGCGCATTGGCGAGGTTTTCCAGACGGCGGAATGCCTGACCGTCCGCGCTGTTTTGCAGCATCATCACATCGTCCTCGCGGTCGATACTCAATGCGCCGCCGGAGACAAAGCGGTAAAAACGGCTCATAAATCCGTTGTGGTCGTCCTCGCTGTTGGCTTGGATTTTGGCAATCAGATAGGGCTGGGCGTAGCGCGTGATGAATTGCGCGGCATAGACAAATCCTTTTTTACGCAACGCAACGGGCGCATACAGCCGCGCCGCCGCCATTTCGCCCGCAGGATTGGTCGATGTCGCGCGATGGGTGATAAAGAGATACAGCACGTCCGTATTGCAGGTTTCCTCACCGCCGCTGCCGCGATACACCAGCGAGCCGTCGCGGTAGGGGATATATTTCGAAAGTTCGCCGCTTTTGTTGCTGATGTGTTTAATCGTCAAAAAGCCGTCGGGTTCGGGCTGATAAACGTACCGACCGACACCATAGCCGCCCAAACGCGCCGTTAAGACGATTTCGGCAAGCGCGGGAAGATGGCGTTTCAGCGTTTTCCACAGGCGGTCTTTATCCTCGTCACTCAAGTCCTCGCCATAGATTCGCCAAGACTTATTGAGCATGGCTGCATGCAAATCCTCCAAACAAGCAGCGACCTCATCGTCGCCCGCTACCGCATCCAATGCCTGCTGTCTGTCCACGCCGAGGCGCGAAAGCAGCGCGTCCGTGCCTTCCATATTCGAAAACAGGCTTTCCAACGCATCTTCAGTCGCGCTCGTCAATGTCTTGATGGCGGTTTTCCGTGTAGCACTTTTAATCAATCCGAACATATTTTTTACTCCAAAGGTCGTCTGAAAACGGTTTCAGACGACCTTAAAATCACATTTCCAACATCGGCGCAGGCAAATCAATCGCCCGCGCCCTGTTTGACACATTGCCCGTCGTTGCCGCCATCCACAGCATATGCAGCGCATCAGGGCCGTCGTCGTGGTCGGCTTTCGGGAAGTGGCGCAACTGGCTGATTAAGGTCTTTTGGTCGGGGTTGAGCAAAATCAGTCCGTTTGCCATGTGCGGCTGCAAAGTCTCAATCCGCAACATCTTGTCCGATGACGGCTTGATACCGCGCACGGGAATATGCACACCCGAACGCGCCCCGCGCTTAATTAACTCGTCCTTGAGAAACTCTTGGAACTGCACCGTCTCCACCACCCACAACACTGGCTTGACCCGCGCCTCTTTTTGGATACGGATCACATCCTCGATAATCAAATCGGGCAGGCGTTTTTTGACTTGGGCGACGGTTACGAACAGACGGCCTGTTGATTTCTGATAACCGCCGACCAAAATCGCCGACGGGTCGCGCCCCGCACCCGCCTTACCCAATGACGGGTCGAGCGCGCCGTAGTACACCAAATCGTCCGGCAACTCCGACCAGTATTTGATGTTTTCGGCAAACGGCGCATCTTCGCCGCTGACCGGGTCGTTTTGGTACTCGCTGTCAAACGTCGCATGGCCGTCGCGGGCGCGGATTTTCATCAGCGCAAGTACGCCGCGAGCCGCCCAAGAAGTGACCGCGCCACGCTCCATCTCATCTTTGTGCGCCTGATAAAACGCTTCGGCTACCTCCGCGCCGTCGTTGCGGTACAGCTCCTCCCACCTGTCCCACAAGTCCATGCGGTCAGGCCATTCGAGCATGGCTTTAAACTTGGTCGCGTGCCAAAACGGGTTGTTCAACGTTCGGTTCAGCACACTGTCGTAGTGCAGGATGGTGCCGATATAAATCACGTCAAACTTCTGCCCCGCGCCACCCAAGGCGAGGACGGCTTTTTTCAGCCAAGTTTCGAGTTTGTCGCGTTGCTCGGGGTTGCGCACCTGTTCGTCGTTCTCGATATCGTCGAGGACGGCGAGGTCGGGGCGGTATGGGCCGTGGCGCAGACCGCGCAACTTTTTGCCACTGCCCGCCACTTGGATTTTGACTTCGTTTGCCGTTACCGCAGTCCCCGCCTGCCAAACGCGACCCTGTCCGCAAGCCTCCGGAAAGTCGGTTTTAAGGCGCGGGTTGAACTCAAGTTCCGCCTTGATTGCCTCCAGCATGGGATAGGCTTGGTCGATACTGTCCATCACTATGACCGCGTAATGCTTGCGCCCCGTTACCACGCACCAAAGCGTAAACAGTTGCGTAACCAGCGTCGATTTCGCCTCGCCGCGCGGGGCGGCGGTTGCCTCATTGATGCCTTCAGACGACCTCAAGATTTCGGGCAGCCGGGAAAATAAAAACTTGTGCAGCAGCGACTTTTCGGGCGAGCGGACATAGTGCGGGAAATAGGTATTGACGAAATACTCGTAACCGTTGACCGGGTCTAATACCTTCGCCCGACGCTCGGCAATGGCGGCAGTCGACGCGTCGAAGCCGTCCACCTCTGCCTCAATGATTTGGCGGAGTTGGGCGGCGTATTCGGCAAGCGACTTTAAAAACTCTTTTGACTTCATGTTTTAATCGTAATAGTGGACAACCGGCTTTTTCAGCGGCTCGGGGTTAACCATGAAACAAAAGGGCAGCGGCTCTCCCGTTTTCATTTCGTTCATGGACGACATAAAGTAAAAAAACTGGTCGGCGAGCCAAAACAACGGCTCCAGCTTATAGCGCGGCGCAACTGCCGGCACTTCGCTATCCCAATCTGCAATCCAAATCGGGCAAAATAAAAACCAGCCTTTATGTGTGTATTCAACTTTTTGCATATCGTTTACCTGTATTTCTTTTCAATTTCCACGCCCAGCGGTTCGACCAACTCGACATAAGCCTGCAAGTGTTGCGGGTATCGCTCCTTGACCACTTCGCCGAACAATTCCAACACCTCAATCGCCGTCGCCAGTTTTGACGTTTCCGGCATCACTTTGGCGTTTGCCGCCACGGTCTTGGTAAACGCATCCGACAGACTCGCCAACAATTTGGCGCGCTCGGACGGCATCAGCTCCTCGACCGACGTGTCTTGCAACATCGTCATAGTCGATTGGTATTGCACCAAAAAACCCGCCAACAGCGAACGGCTCAAGTCTTCGATGCCGCCGCCCGCCAAGGTGTAGGCAGCGCGCATTTTGTCCCAATCGTCGCCGGTCTCTTTGGCGGCACGTTTCCAGCTACGGGCGGTAGCTGTCGGGATTTCGCACATCATCGCAGCGATTTCGAGCGTCTGCCCGTCGCTGACGTACAGCCTGCGCAGCTTTTCGCGGGTTTCTTTCGGGTGTGCCATATCAGCCCCCGAACTTGGCTCGCAGCAGCTCCCAGCCGGTCGTCACAATCACGCCGCCGAGACCGCCGTAAACCGCAGCAGATTTCTTGCAGTCTTTCTTAATTTGCTGCAATTCCTCGTCCATGCGCGCCTGATTGGCGAGCATGTCATCCTGCTTGGCTTCGATACGCGCCAAGGCTTCTAAAATCGGGTCGCTCATGATTTGTCCGCTTTCCTGTCTAATTTTTCATTCATTTTTTCAAGTTTGTTTTCGATGCGCTCCAAAGACGCCGCGATATTTTTGCGGTCGGCTTGGGCGTCCTGTTTGGTGTGATAGGAGAGCTTGACTTCGTGTAGCTCTTCTTTCAGGTCTTCAATGCGCTTATCCGCCTCTTTCAGACGACCTGAAATGCCGTTGACCCAAAACCAAAACGCGGCAGTCGCAATCGGCCAAAGGGTTTTAAAGCCAAATTCAAAATCCATTTAAAACCCCTTTAAACCGGCACATCGCCAAATACGATACGGACGGAGTAGCCGTCTGGGCGATTGCTGGAAATTTCGAGTCCATCCCCATCGTTACAAACGCAGTAATACGCCGAAATCGTCTGCCAAACTGCACGCTTAAAGGTGTCGTAGTTTGTATTTGGATATTCAAGGTTAAAGGTCGTCTGAAAATCCTTATTCATTCGTACCGTATATTCAAACCCTGCCTTATCCAGCAGATTAGAAACATGGATGACAAACGGCTCTTGTTCGCGGGCGCGACTTAAGCCCAATTCCAAATCGGCATGGCGGCAGGCGACAGTGCGTTGCACCAACTCACGATAAGTCGTCATCGCACGCCCTCCAAACCGTCAATTTTGAGTTGACTGTTGACCCAATCGCGCCAAGCCTGATTTTGGTTTTCCAGTTCAGATACATAGCCGCCAAACTCCGTGGCATGTTCCAACAGCGTTGCCGTCTTGCCGTCTTTCGGCGGATTCGGGCGCACCGGCGCAACCATCAGCGCAGCGGGCGGCGTCGGCATGACCGCCTTTTCGACAATCTTAATTTCCGTAGCCGAGGGCGCGGGCGTAGAGGCGCAGGCTGTGAGAGCCAAGGCCGTCAATACAACCGCCGCCTGCTTTTTGGCGGTCTTGAGTAAGCGCATTTTCGATTTCCTTTTTGTTTTCCGTTTTCAGGCGGCTTACTTCCGCCTGCTTTTGTGCCAATTTCACACCGACGGCGTGCGCCTTGGCTTCAGATTGTTTTACTTCTTCGCGGGCTTGTTCCAGCTCGCGCGCGTAGTTTTGAGCCGACAGACGCAAGGCCTGATCCTTTTCGCGCTCCATCTTTTCAATGACGGCCTGCTGCTTCGCAAACGCCGACTTGTAGCCTTGATGGTGCGATACCGCCAAACCCGTGCCGACAAGCGCGATGATGGCAATCGGTTGCCAGTTATTCGCCAACAGTTTCACGAGTTTCGGATTCATTCTCGACCTCCTGTCGTTTGACACTGACAAACGAGCGCGCCACAGCATAGCCGCCCACAATACCCAAATACACCGCCCAAACCTCTGCCGAAGGGTCGGGCAGCATGACGAATTTAACCGTCCCCGCCGCGCAGGCAACGTTTGCCCATAACTTCGAATGTGAAATGCCGCCTGTCGCGGGGTTTTTGAAAATATCGAAAATGCGCATCTTAATAACCATCCCAACCGTCAATCATATTTCTTACTTTCTCGCCTTGCGTTTACGCGCCGCACGTTTGGCGGCTGCCACGCCTGATTTACCCAAGCGCAGGCTCGGATGTTGTTTTAAAGAGCCTACCCGAACAGGGCTTGGCGTGATTTTGACTTCAGGTAACGGCGGGACGCCAAAACCGTTTTTCAAATTTGCACAATGGGCAATACATAAAGCAATTAAAGACTTTTTCATACCTTCGCCGCTCCCAATTCCATCGCAATCGCGTCCGCAATCGCACGGCAGATGCCCCATTTTGTAGCCTTAAACAAGGCTAAATCCGCATCATTGCTGATAAAAAACGGCTCGAACACAATGCCGCCGTTCTGCGCATAAGCAAGGCGGGAATGTTGCCCTGCGTTATCCGGCTTAAAGCCGTCTTCGCCGCGCAGTTTCCAGCCTGTCGCCTTCGAAACAGCCTTGCTCAATACCTGACACCAGCGTTTGTTTTTCGGCGTGGACAAGGCTTCGATGCCTGTCGCCGCCTTACTGACGGCTGCGTTGGTGTGAAACTCAATCGCCACATCCGAACCGCGAATCAGCTTAACCGCCTCGCGCAACGGCATATTGCCTTTGCCCGTGCCGTCGGTTTTAACAGTCAATCCGTAATCATCGCGCAAAATAGAAGCCACGATATTGCGCATATCCTGCGCCAAGTCAGCCTCACGGTCGCTGCCGTTGACTGCGCCCGGGTCTGTATTGCTGTGTCCAGCGGTTAAAGTTACGGTTTTGCCCATTCATCATCTCCAAAAAAGGTTGATTGCATAACATTTGAAAACCCCATTAAACCTTTTCAGACGACCCCCAAGCCCCGTCAGGCTTGCATTCAGCGGAATACCGGTAAAAAAAATCCCTGCACGAAGCAGGGAAAAAAGGTCTACTCAAACACACAAGGAAAACAAAACCATCATGCCGCAAACAAATCAGCCTGCGCCCTTGCCGCCGCCTCGCGGTCGGCCTCTTTCAGAATGTATCGGATATTTCGTGTTGACAGCTTGTGCGCTAACACCAGCTCGCGCACAATAAACAAATCGCTCAAGCCCTCCGCGCTCATCGCATCATATTGGCGGCGTATGAATCGGTTGCGCAGCTCGCGCATCGCATCCCAGCAGCGCGGAATCGCCAAGAAAGGCTGCCCGACATAGGCACGCTCCAACCGTCCCGCCGCTTCTTCGCCGATATCCTCGACTAGTTGAGCGTGTAAGATTCGGCTCTGACGCGTATTGCGGCGGCGGTTGGAAATCGGGTAATTCGTTCCGCCCCAAACCTTAACCATGTGAAACGCCGCCTCCAGCCCGATGACCGTAATCAGCGCCACCACACTATGCGGCAGCAGATGTTTCACATCCTCAAAATCCTGCTCCGTCATCTCCCAGTTCAAACTCATCCCGTTTTCTCCTTTTTCTTGCGGTTCGCACTAATCTGCAAAGCCGCCACCAGCTTGTGCATATTGCCGTCGGACAACCATTCCACGCGGTCAACCTTAAACATCTTTTTCGCCGTACCGTGCGCATAATTCCAAGTCCAGCCGTTATCCAGCAGCAGGGCTTCGATTTTTCGCATCATCGGGTCGGCAGAATCGCGGCGGTTCGGCCGTTGTCCCGCCGGCTTTTTCGGCGCAAACCCATGTTGGCGCAAATCCTCGACCACGCGCTCCAGCTCAGGGATACTGCACTCGGTACACGACCGCTTGCCCGTCACACGCTCCAAGACCGCGCGATACGTCGCATCATCCAAACCAAGCTCTTTTTGAGCGATTTTAATTTTCGCAATCAACGCACGGCGCATTTCAAACCCTAAAACACAATATATTGATTAATTAGCGCATATTATACAGATAAAATACTATATGTTGTAGTAAGCTGCTGTTTTTTTTTGCGAAACGGGCAGGCATGAAAAAAGGTCGTCTGAAAACGTTTCAGACGGCATTTTGTTGTAATACATCTTGATTAAAATGGTTTTTAGTATTACCATAATCGTGTTTTAAAACCTATTTAAAGGAAGATTATGGACTCGATTAAAAAGGCTCAAGAAAAATACGCACTCAAGCGAGTAGTGAAAACAGTATCGTTCAATTCTGAAAAAGAACTTGATTTAATTAAATTTTCTGAAAATTTAGATTTTTCAAACTGGGTGAAATCGAAAATTAGAGGAGATATGGAATCGGAAAAATTCAAAAAGAAAGCAAAAAAGAATATTGACAAATAGAATTACCATAATTTAAAATTTCCATATCTTGTGCAACACAATATATGGAAATCCCCGATAAGTGACAGCTTATCGGGGATAGTGGAAAAGCAACGTTAGAGCGTTCTTTTCCTTGTCATCTCAACCTTGAAATGAAAGATTATTTTACCATGAATACCACACTTATCCCAACCGTTTCTGGCTCTCTGGACGGACAAACCCAAGCATTAGTCAATGCTCGAGATTTACATCAATTCTTAGAAAGCAAACAGCATTTTGCCGACTGGATTAAAAACCGTATTAATGAGTATGGTTTTACTCAAGATGTTGATTTTCTCGGTGTTCATACGGTTATGAGTACCGAAGCGGGTTTCTTCGGACGACGTGAAAAAACCGTTACCGACTACCATCTTTCCCTCGATATGGCAAAAGAGCTGTGCATGGTGGAGCGCAACGACAAGGGACGCCAAGCCCGCCGCGGCTTGAACCTGACCGAAATAGGCAAACTCTTGGACATGAACCCCGGCGCGGTTTCCTACCGTCTCAAAAAACTCAACGATTTGGGTTTCTTGGAATATGTCCCCAAGCCCAAAATGGTGGTGCAACAACAGTCTTTGGGATTGGAGGGTTAAGCCATGAATACCGAATTTGCCTTGAACCAGCTTTCAAACGCTTTGAATTTTATCGGCACCAACCTGTTGGACCGCAAAGCAATGGAGAAAGAGGAGATGGAACAATGTGGCTGCCTGCTGCTAGTGTTGTCCGAATACGCCAACATACTTGACCGAAAACAGAAAGAAGAGGAGGTGTGAGCCATGAATACCACCTATACTCTGACTTTCGACCAAGACAGCCTCAAAGCCCTGAATCTGCTGGTGTTCACGCTCAACCATCTGAAAGTTTTGGATATGGACATGGAAGGAATTGAAGACGGTTTGTCTGCCGTGATTGAAACCGCCTCCGAGAAAGCCGACAAGCTGTCCGCCGCTTTCTACAACGCCGTGTACGAGCAGGAAGAGAAAGCATCCTGAATCTAGGGCATGAAAAAAGGTCGTCTGAAACAGTCTCAAAACTGTTTTCAGACGACCTTTAATTATGGGTTAAAGCCTATTTGAATCGGCTAGGCAAGCTCCTGCTCCATAGGCTCAATCACGTTTCAACACACTGAATTGAAATTAGGCTGTTGATTTTATAGAATTTGTTCGCTCGGCTCAATCACAAAATCCTCAAGTCCCGACACAATCTTAATCCCCGATATTCGGTTATTACTTGTAAAATATACATTTCCCATTTCACTTACCTTTCTTGCTTAAAACATCTTTCACTTTCGCTATTTTCAGACGACCTTTTTCTTTGTCCGGCGCGGGCTTTTCCAGCATCGCTCTTGGTATCAACCGTGGCGGCAGGTTGCGGAGCAGTTCGGCGGGTTGCGGCCATGTTTCCGCCGCCTGCAACACCTTAAACCCCGTCTGAATCCGTATCGGGTCATACTCCGGCGAGACGATTTCGTTTGTCTCCTTCAGTTTCCGATACCAAATCTCTGCGACTACCGGCATATCCTGCGCTGCCGGTCGGTTGGGCAGATTCAGCGCGGCGAGCAATGCAAAGCCTGATGCGATTTCCCGTTTTGCCCAATCTTCGCCTGCCCATTCGCCCAAGGCTGCCACACCTTGCCGCAGTTTTGACGGCGCGCCGCCTTCGCCCACTCTCCCTGTTGGAGAGGACTGGGGAGAGGGCAACCCCGAACCCTGCCACTGGCTCACAATCTCAAGCAAATAACCATGCGACTTTAAGGGCAGTTTCAGACGACCTTGGTCGCGGGCGTTGACCGTTTCGTTAAAGCCGTGCAACCAAGCCTCGGCGGGAGCGGGGGAGGACACCCCGTCGCGTACCGCCTCCTGCGCTTTAATCATCGGCATCAACTCGTTCAAAAGTTTCGCAGTACGCGCCCAAGAGAGCTGGGACTTGGCGGGGCGGAACAAGCCGACATACCGTATCGCCGCCTTACCTATCTCCACATCCATCTCCAACACAGCCCGCAATACAGACGATGCGTCGGCATCGTTGATTAAGCTGTCCAGACTATGCACCGCCCCGCAGTTCGGGCATTTGATGTTCATGACTCACTCTCCCATAATGTTTGACGTTCAACCGTCTTAACGGTCTTGACGACTTTCCGTTCCCATCTTCCGCAGTGTCGGCATTTGCGTGTTTGTTTATTGGCATAAATCCATTTGTGATGCCATTCAGTTAATGCACACCCTCCGACATGTTCATATTCATCCCATTTGACTTCGGCAACTACCTCTGTTTCAGGGGTCTTAACAAAACAAAATGTCTCAACTTTTTCGGAGCCGTAACAAATCCTGCTGCCAATAAAGTCTCCAAGACCGTCTTCAATAAACCAGCCGATATACCAGCCGAACCCATCTTTAAACTTAACAATTCGCGGATAAGCTCCTAAAGCTTCACGCAACTTGGATTTTTTCTTCAAAAATCGGAAAATATAGCCAATGTATTTAGGGTCTTTTTTGGGATTGAATTTTTCGATGTTCATTGTTTATCCTTCCAAACATCGCCACCAGCCTGTACATTTCCATTGCCTTTTACAATCTGAACGTTGCCTGCCAAGTGATTTTCAAGTTCGGCTTGTTTATCGATCCATACTTTAAACTCTGACCAAGTTTCAAACTTGGTTTGCTTGTCACGCATCAACCTGCCCAACTTAATGCCCAGATAAGACAAAACATTAAACCGCTGATAAATGTCCAAAATACTGATGCTGACCAATGGCTGATATACACACAAAACCCTAACATCGCCCCAGTGAAAACATCCTTAATGATGCTTTCCAAAACACTTTCACTTGCGTTGTACGCAACAAAGTTTTTATCTCTGATTTCAATCATTTAACCACCCCAATAATTGCCAAAAACGCTATAAAAACAACAACCAACCCAATAAACATACCGCAGGCATCCAAAACAACAGCTTTAGTCCGTTGTTTAAACCAGTTTTCAATCAGGCTCATCAGTGCCAAAACCACCAGTGCCAAACCAATCAGCCCGCATATCAATAGATAAATCATCATTCCGGTAGTCATCGCATTTCCTCCCAAGCTTCTATTGCCATTGTCAGCGTTGCCGCCTCCGCCGTTTTAAAAATACCGTCCGGCGCGCGGGCGGCAATCACGAAACCCTCGCCGTCCTTCTTCATAACCATGAGTTCCCCACGGTCTTCGAGCCATGCGGTCAATTCTTTTTCATTCATCTTTGTTTCCTTCCGTTTTCAGACGACCTTTGCCGTCCTTATCTTCAAACTGCGCCTGATATTCAGCGACTTCCTGCTCGCGGTTTCGCTTCACCATAAACTTCGTCGCGCGCCGGCGGTGTTGTCCCCATGCCTGCCAATCGTTGTTCCGTCTTTTAAAGCTCATTTCGCAGACTCCCTAAATTTCAACGCCCATTCGGCATCCGCTTTGCGTGTATCCGTTGCCGTCCAGTAACGGCTATTCATAATCTCAGGAGCGGTGGGCCAGCTATCGCCCCAAACCGAGCGGGCGACGGCAGGTCGTCCAAACTCAAGTACCGTCCCGCGCTTTTCGCGATGCCATTCCATATTCAACCGAGCTTCTTTTTCCATCTGCTCCGCCCAACATTTCGCGCATCGATGCGTCCGTTTCCGCCCCCCGTTTTTATCCCAAGTCCAAGCAAATGCCACTTCAGGCTTCATCTGTTTGCAAACTCGGCAGGGTTTTAACTTGGTTAACATTTTTACTTCCCTTCTGGCTCACGCCATCCCTTCATAATCGCCCGTTCGCCGTATTTGGCGCGGATTTCCTCGACTGCCCGTTTCAAAGCCAATTCCTTGGCTCGGTTCAGTCCCTGTTTTGGACGTCTGAACTTATTCATAAACCACTCCTTCCATCTTCTGCTCCACACTCATTGCCTCGTAGGCATATCCCGTTTTCAAAACTTCCAAATCCGCCTGTCTGTCCATCGCCTCGGCCTTAGTCGGCTCTTTCGCAACCGGTTCAGGTTCTTGGGTGCAGCCATACAACGCCATCCCCGCAACGAAGCACCACACCCCGACCACCATTCCGACCGGCACCCACCGCCAAAAGCGTGGCGGCGAAAACATCTTCCAATCAACTTTTTTCAAAACTTGCACTTTCGTTTTCCTTTAAAAACAATAACTTATTAAAATCATAGGGTAAAAAAATATATAGCCCTGTCAAAGACTTACCGTTTCAGACGACCTATCGGATAATCAATGTCGAGTATTTTTTGATGATGCCCGATTGCATTTTGATGCCGTTTTTGTTTGCCGTTCGTACCGCACCGCGCATCAACTTACTCATCCGTCGCGTATTGCCGTTGCTTTGTTTAACCAGTTCCTCAATCGTCGCATCATCCGCTTCCGGCATCGCCGCTCTGGCAATTTCTTCCAATTCTTCATCCGGCATCGATTCGCCCAAATTCAGCGCAACCGACACTCGGCTATAAAGCTGTACCAACTCGCCATGCTTACCGCGCAAATTAGCCACCAGTCGGGGCATACCGCTTAAAACCAACCCGCAGCCCGTGTCATCGTGCAATCGGCGGATAATCTCAAGGGCGCGTAAAGGCAGGTTTTCCGCTTCGTCAACCACAATCAGACGACCCGAATCACGCAATCTGTCCGATACTGATTCAAACAAATCATTCAGGCTGCCAACCGTTGAGACCTTCGCCGCTGCCGCCAGCTTGCGCATCAAGACCAAAGCCGTAAAGCTCGGATTAGCCTCAATCAGGATGGCGGCGGGATTCTTTTCGCAGTAGTTTTTGACCGCCTGAGTCTTGCCCAAACCCGCTTGACCGTAGATAACGACCGTGTCGCCCGCTTCATGCGCATCGCGCATCACTTCAGAAATTCGGCGGGTAGTCTTGGTCGATACAAACCCCAAAACCAGCTCTTCGCGTTGCGCCTTACTTTCCTGCACCTCTAAAAACGCTTCGATTTTCGGTTCGATGGTTTCATATTTGCCGCCTTTTGCCGCGTAGGTATCATTCAGGTACATACTGATAGATGCCGGAGATACCCCGATACCGCGTGCAAGCATCGTCTGATTCATCCCTGATTTGGCTTTAAATTCAGCCAGTTTTTGTTGCAGTGCTTTGTTGACCGTATTTGTCATGATGTTTTCCTTATTAAAAGTGTTTTAAAACCGTTTTAACTACATATCCGCCTCAAACAAGACAATCTCGTCGTCTGTTCCCGTTTTCGGCAATACCGCATACTCCGCCTTGATGACGTTTCCGCCCAAATGTCCCAGCTCGTCCCAAGCTGCCGCCTGTTCCAGTGCCGGATTGACTTCCGCATTCGCGAGCTTGATTGCATTTTCCGCCCGCTTGATTTTGCCTTTTCGGCGGTTTTCCGCCAGTTGGTCGCGTCGGCTGACCGGGAACGCCTCGCGGGTATTGCCATTGATTTGCGCCTTAGCGATGAACTTGCCGTCCATATCAAATACATTGACAAAGTCAGCATCGTCCAAATCGTAGCTGACTCGTACCTCGTCCTTGTGATACTCCGCCAGCTCGACCGAAAAATAAGAGTTGTTGAACAAATCCAGCCAACCGCGCTGAACTTTTCGCACCTCTTGCGGCATAAACATCGTCGCCAGCTCCTCCGCCGACAACATATCCGGCGCGATACCGTCCTGTTCCAGCCTCATTTCCCGATAAGCCTTCGGCGTATAATGCCCGCCGTCAGGATGTCGGGGCAGCTCGCCATGCGGGCGGTTGTTGTATTCGTCGATACACTTGACCACATCCGCGATAAATTGCGACCAGCTCGGCAGCTTTTTCAAATATTTTTGCTGTTCTGCCGTCAACTCCTTGCCTTTTTCCAAGGCGTTAAACGCACTTTCCATCTTGCGGTACATCAGGTTCTTCGTGCTGCTGTCCATCCCGCTGCCCGTGAAAGTCTCATACTGTCGCGCCATCTCAATCAGATTGTCTTTCCACCATCGCTCGATGATGCCGCGCCCTTGCGGGTTGCCCGCGATACCCGTTTCATGTCGGATACCTAGTCGGGACGTAATACCCGTGATTTCATGGTCTATCGTCTTGCCGGTTTGGCCGCCGCCGTTATCCGAGTAATAGATAATCGGCAAACCATAGTGCTTGACCCCGATACGCAGAGCGTCCGACACCGCCACACAACTTTCAGCCAACGAAACCGAGAATCCGACCACAAACCGCGTACATCCGTCGATAATCACCGTAACTTCAGGCTTAAACGGCCTGCCGTGTACCGGATGCGCCACCTTCGCCTTAAAGCTGTGCCCGTCGCCGATCCAAACATCGTTCGGCTTCAAAGCCCCCCAATCACGTTTCACATAAGGCAGCAGCGATTTATAAGCCGCCCCCGTTTTCCTGCCGCGCTCCTGCATAATCAGCGGGAGCTTTTCCCAAACGCGCCGCACCATACTCAAGTTAGGCACATCATTGACCGGCATATTTTCCGCTTCAGCCCACTGCACAAATCGGCGGTAGCTGTGTGCCAGTTTCGGCGCGGACGGAATATTGTGAAACTGCATAAATGTCGGCAACCAACCATAGCTCTCAATCGGTTTAACCGCCTTCGTCGTCTTCGGAGCCAAAGCCACCAACCGCTCCGTCGCGTTTTCTGCTTTCAAATAAGCAGATATCCAGCCGTCTAAAGTACGTTCGCCAACCTTTGCCGACCGGCTGCGGTCATTGGCCGTTTCCAAGTTGCCGAGCGTAACCTCGTCCAACTTACCCTCCGCCAGCAGCCTCAAAAACTGAGCCACCGCAACCTTGGCAGAGCAACCGTATTGATATTTGATACCCAACACCGTCGCCACCACCGCGCATCGCGCATCCGCCACCGACCGTTGTTTCTCGTTCAATCGCTTCGCCGCTTCCGCCAAGACCTGAGGCGACATCGCCGTCTTCTCTTGTCTGATTTGGGGCAGGGTTTTCGGCATCTTCTCCGCCAGCTCGTCCGACTGCCGTTTCATGATTGCGGCTCGGATTTCGGCGGGGAGGGAGGCAATCACATATTTTTTCAGACGACCTCCACGAGCTTTGCCAACTTCTTCGATGTACGGCCAGTTTTCTTTTAAGGCTCTTTTGTGTATAGCAGGTTGCGAGACTTTTAAAACTACCATCAACCCTTTGGTATCAATAGTTTCCATCTCATTTCAACCCCAGTTTTCGAGCAATTTCAAACCCCTTACCGTATTTAGCTTTATTCTGACCGCCGACAACTAAATAAACTTCTCGCGGTTTATAGCCGTTTTCACGCGCCCAAGCTGCCAGCGTCTTACCGTCCTTTTCAAAATTTTCCTTTAATTTTTCAATAGTTATAGCCAT